TAACTGTTTTTTCTTTTTTACTGGTTCGTTTACTAATTCTTCTTCTTTCTGTGCTTCCATTGATTCTTTTAGTAATTTCTTAAATTGTTCTTGTAATATTTCATCTGTAGATGATTTATATTTACCTTTGCCCGCTGGACGTCTTTGTTTTTCTTCTTTTAGTAATTTTTTATATTCTTTTGCAAAATCTCTGCTTGCCATTTTTTCTTCTGCTTTTGGTGCTATTTTTGCTTTTGCTAATTGGTCTAATAATGCTTGTGATGTTTTGCCCTTTAATTCCCTATAGGATACTTCACCTGTTTTTGGATTTACTTTTTTAATGAATCTAGAACCCTCTATGACTTGTATTTTTTCTTCTGATTGCATTTTATAGTTTAATTAATTAATTATAACATAGATAAAAAATTATAAAATAAATTAATTTAATTCCAAAGAATATGCCAAGAATAATATTCCGGTGAATCTTTATTCTTATAGGCAGGTTTGCCATCTTTCAAGATTTTTGAGTGTCTTTTTCGCCATGCCTTCTTTATCTTATCGTCTCCGTGATCGATATATGCACCTTCACCAGTAAATGGATATAATCCAAAGTGAATGATTTTACCATCAGGCCTAGTAATCATAAATCGTTTTCCTTTTCTTGAACTAACTTCTATTTTACCTTCAATATCAGTATTTCTAGCAATGTTTTTTACTATTTGCAATCCACGTTCTGACATTATAAATATTCTAGTATTATTATAATAAACATACAAATAAAATACAGGATTTTTAAAAAATCTCGTGCGCAAAATTATAATGCCAATTCTTAAATTTGCTATACCATCCTATAATAGGGTAGATATACTCAAAAGCAATACAATTGCTATGCTAGAACACTATAAAATACCTAAGAAACAAATATATATCTTTGTTGTTGAAGAAGAATATCAGCAATACAAAGATGCATTACCAGACTATAAAAATATCATTATTGGTGTCAAAGGATTATATAACCAACGTAATTTTATTACCAATTATTTTAAAGAAGGACAATATATAGTCAATCTAGATGATGATATTAAAAAATTAAACTCTCTAGATAACCAAAATTTTAAACAGTTAGATAATTTTATTACTGAAATTAATAAAGCATTCAAATTATGCCAAAATCACAATGCCTTTATTTGGGGTATCTCACAGACAAATAATGATTATTTTATGCGTGAATCTATAACATTTGATTTTAGATTTCTTGTAGGTCATTTATGGGGTTGTATCAATAGACATTCAAGCGATTTACAAATTACTATAGATATTAAAGAAGACTACGAACGATGTATAAAATATTGGTTAAAAGATAAAACAATAATAAAATTAAACTATATCAGTGCAGACACTATTATTTATGACACCAAAGGCGGTTTGCAACTAGTATATCCAGATAGAACAGAAGCCAGTAAAACCAGTTGCGAACTGTTATTATTGACATATCCAACCTATTTTAAAATTAGAACTACACAACTCAATAATTTAAATGATTCTAGATATTGGGAATTACGCTGTCGCCAACACCATATAAGCCCAAATAATTATTATACACCATTAGAACCAATTAATAAAGATTGTATAATTATAAATAGTATTCTAGAATACCTAAAAAATAATAAGTTAGAATTAAATTATAAAAGGCTAAATAGTGGTATAGGACAGTCCCAATGTTTTGGTAAATATCGTATCCGCAAGAAAGCAGGATTATATGATAGTAAAAACAATGATAAATACCCTGAATTATACAAATTATTACAAGATTTTGGTAATAAGTACGTTATACAACATATACCAGAATACACATCTATACAAGTTAATTACAATTATCAATCAAAACCACATTATGACCGTAATAATGGCAATAGTTTTATTGTTGGGTTTGGTAATTACAGTGGCGGAGATATTATTATTAATAGTTATAAGCATAGTATTTGTTATAGACCTATTTTATTTAATGGCAAAAATTGGTTGCATTCTACTGATGTTTTTTGCGGTAATAGAATTACTTTAATTTATTTTAAACAAAATTATAAAAAAGAAAATGTTATTTTAAGTTAAAATGAATTCACAACTAACTACAACAATTAAAAACCTAGATATAAATAAGAAAACACAAATATTCAATGTTATAAAAACTAACAATGAGAAATACACAGTAAATCGCAATGGGATATTTATTGATTATTTAAAACTAACTGAAAATAGTAAAAAACAAATACGAGATATTATTGAAGGTTAGAAATCCAAATCGTATTCAGTAATTGTCATTGTTGAATATACACTAACCACTGGTTGTTTTGCTTTCCCTTCCTGTTGCTTTTGCCATCGATTATTAACACAACTACTACATAAGTTATTATACTTCATTTTTTTATTATCACAATCAACACATAATAATCTACAGGCATTACAAATATTATCCAGTCTATTTTTATGTTTTTTCTTGCATCTATCACAGTGTTTTCCCACATTATCTTTATCTATAAATTGCTTGATACAGCAATTGCCAATCATTAAGTTATCAATTGAACTATTTATACCGTCTTTATGCATTAAATAACGTGCATTTATTATTTTATGCCCGCAAATACACACATCAGCCACAGTCAATTGTTCTTTTCTTTCTGTATTCTCTATATAGTCTTTCAAGTCATCCTGACTGAGCCCATATTTTGCTTGCAAACCATTAACAAATTTACTATGTAATTTTCTACTCATTCTAGATACACAATTATTTTATATCTATTTGAATCTTTTTAAGTTATTTTAAATAATAAGATATTTTAAAATCAATATAATATTATCACTACTTTTTAATCATATTATTGTGTTTTTAATATATTAATCTTATTTATTATTTTTTAACGGTTTATTAAGTAGATATACTATATTAAGTAGTAGTATTAAGTAGTAAAATAAATAAAGTGGACATAGTGGACTAGCAAAGTGGACATAGTATAATAAAGTGGACATAGTGTATATAATTATAATGTAAAAAAAAATAGAAAAATAATGTTAAATAGAAATATAGAAAAGTAAAATATTAAAGGAAGGTAAAAAATGAATTTTTTCTGACAACCGTTTTTAATCCACTTAATTCACTTAAGTTCACTATGTTCACTTTGCTAGTTCACTATGTTCACTTTGCTAGTTCACTATGTTCACTTCGACTTCCTCAGGTTCTTCAAGTTCCTCAGGTTCTTCTAGTTCTTTTACTTTAACACAATAAAAATTATTATAACCATCTTTTTTGCATTTATTAATTTTTAATAATGATAAGGCTTTAATAAAACCTTGTTGGCTAAAAGACTGGTCTATTTCATAGAATTTTTTATAAATTTGATTACATTTTATTTTGTCATTTCTATTAGTTGTAATTTGATAATTTTCATTAATGAATGTATGTAATTTTTCAAATGCGGTTTGTGGTTTTAACTTATTAATAGTTATTTTTTGTTCCTGACTTTCTTTCTTTAATTGCTTCATTTCTATTCCCATTGCAGTATGTTTCTTCATTAAATTAATATATTTCTGTTGCATATCATAAAGTTTTTTATTTAGTTCTTCAATTTTCAATTTGTCGTTGGATGGTTTTAGTTCATATGGTGCTTTTTTAACACTAATTAATTTCTGTTCTGTTTTTGGTATTTCTTCTCTACATTCTTGTAATACTGATTTTATAACAGGTTCTATTGGTTTTTGAATTGTCGGGCTATGACTAGCAAGTTCAAATACTGGTATTATAAGTGGTTTAGGTATTTCAATAGGTGTTTCATTTATAATTGCTTCTGGCATACTAATACCACAATTAATAATTGGTTCTTGATTAACAATAGCGGGGCTCGGGCTCGCGGGCTCGACTTCTTCGTCACTATCACAACACACAATAATAGGCTTTTTAAATGGAAGACGATTTAAAGGTTTTTTTACTACTTCTTCATCTAATCCCATCTCTTTTCTATATGCTTCTAAAAATGCTTTTTTTTCTTTCTCCGATTCTTCTTCAAAATCTATTTGTTGTCTTTTCTTTGCTAATGCTACGGCATCTTTAATTTGTTTATCTTCTTTGGTAGTCATTATTAGTGTATATAGTGTAGGTAGTGTATATAGTGTATCTTTAATTCACTTTGTGCTTTTTATTATAAGTAGATAATATTTTATTTTTTTAAATTAATTAAATGCAAAACAATAAATTTATATTTAAAAGAAAATATTTTGCAGTCAATTTAAAATTACGTATCGAGAAAAATAATTTTTTTTGGGATAAACACGTTAATTTCCACCAGTTTATATATTTTAATTGTAATTAAAGTGAACATAGTGGACTAGCAAAGTGGACATAGTGAACTTAAGTGAATTAAGTGGATTAAAAACGGTTGCTAGAAAAAATTCATTTTTTACCTTCCTTTAATATTTTACTTTTCTATATTTCTATTTAACTATATTTTTCTATTTTTTTTAACAACCAAATTATATTCACTTAATTCACTTAAGTTCACTATGTTCACTTTGCTAGTTCACTATGTTCACTTTATTTCTTTTTACCACTCAATATAATTATTTAATATTATTTTAATTAATAAATTCTATGTAATAAATAATACTAAGTATACAATGTTATCGTTAAAAGATGGATTACCTGTAGCAATTATAAATAATAATCCAGATAAAAAAATATATTATAAAGAAGCAAGTAAAGAAGATGAACCTGAATTAGATGCTACACAGGAACAAAAGAATAAGATTTTTAAACAGTATCTAGAGAGAAAAGACAAATTAAAAAAGGCAGAAATTGATGAACTTGTCCGTGCTTATAATTCATCCACTAATTTAATGGATAAAACGAAGCAAAAATTATTGGAAAAGGGTATTGACTATGTTAATGCATCATTAAAGCGTTATTTAGACTTTGGAAAATCTACTAGTTTATTTCCATTAATCACTGAGCCGAGTTTTCGTGCTTTTATAACTGGTGGCTCTGGTAGTGGTAAAACTTTTTTTGTGAGTGAGTTTTTAAAAGTTAATAAACCTCGGAAGGGTGCAGGGATATTTATGTTTTCACCCTTTGAAGAAGACCCATCAATTAAAAATAAAAATATCATACCTATTAAATTGGAAAATTACGAGGAAGAATATCAACGCCCATTTGATATTGAAGACCTACCAAAAGGTAGTATATGTATTTTCGATGACATAATGACTTACAACAAGAATTATAGACAATTGTATATTGATACAATGGAGACGCTATATGAACGAGGACGCCATCTAGACATTTCAACTATATGTATTCAACATAATCCATTAATGGGTTCAAAAGGTAAAATTCAACTGCGTGAAAGTATGTATTATGTATGTTTTCCTAAATATAATATGCGTGATACTAAAGTTTTATTAAAAAGTTATACAGGAATGACAACAGACCAAATAAACGAAGTTGTAAATTTAGATTCTAGATGGGTGATGGTTAAAAAATCAGTTCCAAATTATTATGTAGCCGAACATAGTATTGGTTTATTACATAATTAATAATTTAAAGATATTTTAAAATGTTATATAGTAGTAAAGAAGATGGATACCCCAGAGAAGCAATTTATAGATATTAAAGAATATAGAAAGAACTATTACCAAAATAATAAAGACCACATAAAACAATTGAATTTAGAAAAGTATCATAGTAATAAGGACTTAAGAACAGAGCAAGTTAAAGAATATTATTCTAGGAATCGTGATAATATTTTAGAAAAGAAAAATACAAGATGCATATGTGAATGTGGAGGTAGATTTACAAATACTAATAAATCAATGCATTTCAAGAGTAAAAAACATATTGCTTTTCTAGAGCAACAATAAAAATATTTTTTTAATTTTTATCTTTTTATTAAAATAACTTAAAGAATGGCTGATATTATAGAATATTACAAAATCAGGCAAAAATGGACTATAAAAATGGGAAAATTTATAAATTAGTATCAAATTATACTGATAATATATATATTGGTTCTACTTGTTCGTTGTTATCAAAACGATTAAACGGACATAGAGCAGATTATAATAAAAATCATCAAATAACAAGTAAAGAAATATGTAAATACGATGATGTTAAAATAATTTTAATTGAAGATTACCCATGCAAAAGCAAAAACCAATTAATCGCTAGAGAACGTTATTATATAGATTTACATAAAGATATATGTATTAATAAACAAATTCCATCTAGAACATTAAAAGAATGGAGAGAAACTAATAAAGAGCATCTGGCACAAATAGGCAAAGAATACCGCGAGGCGAACAAAGATAAAATTAAAGAAATGAAAAAAACATATTATGATGCAAATAAAGATAAAATTAGTGAAGATTATAAAATAAAATATGAGTCAAATAAAACTTATTACCTTGAAAAAAGCAAAGAATATGCTAAAAACCATAAAGAACAGATAGCAGAATATAAAAAGCATAGGCAAACGTTAAAATATGATTGTGAATGTGGGTCAAAAGTTGTTAAAGATAAAAAATCAATGCATTTTAAAAGTAAAAAGCATATTGCTTTTCTAGAGCAACAATAATTTAATTTTTTAATTTTTATCTTTTTATAATGTAAATAGAATAAATTTGCTAGTCTATACAAATGGACTTTCTTGGGAGAAAAAATATTTTTTATGAGGCTCGTGGATATAATGCAACAGCACAGCCAATACCAGCAACGCAAGATGAAGCCCTAATTTATCCGCTTTTAAGAGATGCAGGAAACTATGCAGTTGCAGTAGCAAAAGCAACTATACCATTGCAATTGGTTCCGTTGCGAAAAAGTAATTTACCATTAAAAACTTATCAAGTAGGATTACAACAAGGGAACTATTCAGGAACAGCATTTGTAAGGCAATTAAATAGTAGTACAAATAATTTTTTATTTTCACAAAATGGATTACAAATAACAACTTATGTATATAATAATAATGGTACTCTAGTGTCTTCTGGGGTATTAGATGTATCACCCTATATGAATTATTTATTTGGTTTTCTAGTGGATGATTATTTAAACTTTTATTGCAATGGTTCAACTGATAATTCAAATAATGCCGATACTTTATATATCATTTCTAATACATCACAAGTTTTGGGAACTTATGCATACACAAATATAAAATCTAGTTATATAAATGGTTCTCAAACACTTTACATTGCAGATGAAACCCCAGTAGGTTGTGTAATAAATATTTTTAATAATCTAAATAGTGCAAATAGTGTTGTTTTAACACAAATAGCAAGTATTAGTACGGATTTTGCAGGTGCTCCATTGGCTAATGTAGTATTTGTAGTCGCTACATTGCAATCCATAATAGTTGGACACGATACAAATATACTTACTTATTACAATCAACAATATGAACCAACAACAGATTATACTATTCAAAATGTCTCTAGAATGACAGCCGCTAATGCTTTGAATGGCTCAGGGTCTTTGATAGTTGCAGATACTACACAAACAGCGGATTTACTATTTGGCACTCAAAGTGATAATATATTTAGTGTTGATTCTGGAACACAACTTACATCTACTTTGCAAATTCTAAATAGTGTTGCAATTCTTAATAATGGCTTTGCTTTTTATGTTGGTTCTGATTTCAACACATATTATTCTGCTTGGCAAATTGAAAGCCCACCAATTACACCTAGCATAGTAAATAGTACAACTCCTATTAGTGTTATTTCAGCAAATAAAATAGGTTTATATGCTTCTGGAACAGGTGGTGAATTTTTAGTTTGGAATATGGATTTAAATGCAAGCCCATCTAATGCTTGGTATCAATATGCAACCACACAACAAGTTGATGGAAATAATATTATTTCGATGGATTGGAACCAATCAACAAACATAATTATTGCAGTTGGTGCAGATTTTAATCTTTATAAATCACATATTCCAGTGTATCCCCTCAATTTTGGATTTGTTAATAATAGTACTTTATCTGTAAATGGTGCTTCAAATAATACATTTTATATAGGTGATCCAACGTGGAATACACATTCACTAGTATCAAATCAACTTACAAATGTAGTAGCATATGCCGTATCAAATAATGGTACATATTATAGCATTGAAGGAACTGCCGGAAATCAACAAGTTTATAAACGAAGTCAATTAAATTATAGTTTAACCCAGATAGCAGTTTATAATTTGGTAGAAACTAGTGGAAATATGAAGGGTATTTGTATAGTTGGTAATTATTTAGTTGTTATTGGTACTAATAATTATATTTATTATTATACTCTAGATACAAATACATTAGTAGATTTATTCAATTATGGTGCTGATGATGTAGTTAGTATTTGTAGTGTAGATAACGACCATATTTTGGGTTTGGGCTATAATTCTGGAAATCAGGCGTTTATTGTAATAAAAGATTTAAATCTTGCAAGTCAATTAGATATAAAACAAATAAATACAGTACCTAATCCAGTTATAACATCAGTTATAGCAAACCCAAACGATATCAATGCTGGAACAAGTGCAGTGTTTTATAGCATAAATTACAATGGCTCGAACACAGGACGTATTGAAAAACTAACTTATGAAGCAAATTATGCATCATCTACTACAACATTAATAACTGATGAACTTGGCGTGGCTGGATTCTCTAATTTGGCTTGTAATTCAACATTTGGATTAATATTTTATTTTATAAATGTCTCTGGAACAGTTGAAATAAATATGATTACTCAATCAAGCAATTATGATGCTACTAATGCTACAGTAATAGTTGATGTATCTATTAATGCTGGAACATCTGGATTGGTTATTTCACCAAATTTAGACGGTGTTATTGGTTGGGATGCATTAACATCAAATAAACAGGCAATAAGTGTTTCAGTATCAAAGGTAAATACAAATACATTGTTTATTTCTGCTAGTGGTACGGAAACATTATTTAGTGGAACACTAATAGATGATACAGTTAATTTTACAGCATTAACACAATTTACGGGTGCTTATTCTGGTATATCATCAGCACCAAATACTACACAAAATGCCCAAACAACATTAAGAACATTTACAATAAGTAATCAACAACCGATATCAACTGTGATATTAAGCAATCAAATTGTATCTAGCATAGCAAAAAATGAAATTAATTTATTAGGTGAATTTTTAGTGCCAACAAATGGTACTACTAAAATATCAAGTTATTCTCCTACATTAACACAAAATTATCAATTACCTCTAACTGGTGAATCATTTATTTTTGCAAAGAATGGGGAAGACATAGATGCAGGTGCAGTAGATATATTTTCTTATAGTGTGTTAATTAATGCAATCAATGTGGCATTTCAAGAAGCATATGTACGATTAAGTGCAAATAATCCATCACCACTTACAGAGGCTCCAACAATTTCATTAAATTATACTACTGGTTTATGTACTTTATCATATAGTGCAGATTATACTAATTCAACTAGCAATGGTATTTTATTTAATAATGCATTAACACAACTAATAACATTTAATCCATATCGGGCAAGTGTTTCTCTACCTGGACTATATCGGATTATTTTGCCAGTAGGTTCAACATCTTATACACAAACTGCAAAAACAATATTTCAATTCAACTTATTAGATAAAATAGGTATTCAATCAAATACAATTTTTGTTTCTGATTCTTATTTTGGAAACAATCAAACTAACAGGATTATTTCAACCATTGATGTCCCAACAACTGAATTCTTAGAAAACACAGGTCAAACATTATATTTTCAACCAAATTTTATGAGACCTTATACGCTTTCATCAACTAACGCGATAGACAGGGTTCAAATAGATGTATTATTTGCCTATCGAGACTTTACAACATATAATTTACAA